GTATTGGCAGTGGCGGCAACACAGGTACAGTGGGCTTTTCGTTATATTGTAGTGGACGTATTCAAAGCGGTGAAATTGACGTTCCCTCAGACGAACGATTAAAAGACATACAGGGAACTATTCCTTTAGATAAGGCATTACAGTTTGTTCGTGCCATAGATGGTATCTTGTATACTTGGAAGCCAGGATTTGGTGACGAAGGATTAAAATCAGGTTTTAGTGCTCAAGGTGTACACAAAGCTGGTTTCGATCATATGGTTGTTCCTGCGCCAAATGATCGGTTAGAAAAATCAACCGACGCAGACGGATTTACAAGCCCAGATAAGTTCCAATTGACTCTAAATTACATGGAAGCTATCCCATATCATCACGAAGTTATCAAACACTTGTTAGATCGTATAGAACAATTAGAAGCTACCGTAGCAAAACTCGCTAAATAAGACTATGAAAGCAAGAGAAATACTCACCGAAGGTTTAAGCAAACAGGATACATTCAAAATCCTGCTGGACTTTATTAAGTTTGCCGCTGAAGATTTGGAACTTAAATCACTGCCCAAGTTTGACTTCCGCTTTGACAACTTCAAAAGTGTACAGCACAAGAGTTTTGGTGGGTATGCTCCTGGCGACGAACACATCACTATCACGGTCAAGAATCGCCACATCATGGATGTGTGTCGTACACTAGCACACGAACTGGTGCATTACAAACAGGATCTAAACAATGAGTTGGCGGATGATGATGCCGGTGCTACTGGATCGCCACAGGAAAACGAAGCAAATGCCCGTGCCGCAGTTATTATGCGTAACTGGGGCAAACGCAATCCCAACTTCTTCGAAAAAGACGCAATAGAATAAAAAAGCCCTAACGCTTTCACGCTTGGGCTTTCTTATATGCTTCAATTGCTTTCATACGAGCTAGAGCTAGTCTAATTTTTACATAAGGAGATAATTCAATATCCTCATGTATAATCTTTCCAAAGTTTCTAGCTTGTCTATTGCGTCCAAATGTAACATCATCGTCGACTATGATGTCATCGTTATCATCAATATTACTTAGCGGCTGGAGTTTTTGCTTGGACTTTAGCGTCAGCTTTCTTGTGCTCCTTTTTTGGAGCATCGCTTTTGTGGGGTGCAGGCTGAGCTGTTACCTCCTTCTTAGCTTCTGGTGCTTTTGGAGCATCAGCGGCAAATGCTGACAATGCAAACGCTGAAACGATAGTTGCGATAAGTGCTTTCATTTTATTTTCCTTTTAGGTTATATGCAGTTTTGCTCTGCATATATATACAACGCCTTAGAGTTACAGTCAGTTGACAAGTTTTGAGCTAAATAACAGTACAAAACATACTCTGCTTTTAGCACTCTCATTGTATGCCCGTTAAGGATATTACAATGACAACTCGCAAACTCACTACCAAAGCCATTACCCCATCAGCCACAACCTATGTGGGCCGAACAGGTGAAATATTCTACGACACTGCCACTGCAACACTGAAACTATCAGACGGTGCCACCGCAGGCGGCAATGTATTTGGTTTGGGAGGGGGCGGCCTAATAGCAGGCAGTGGCACAGGCTTTGCCGCTCAAACTGGTGCAGGTATTGGTTCTTACGTGGCTCTTGTGACATTGCCCAATCAAACCTGCACACTCAACGCTGTGTGGCGTGTGAGAGCATTTGGTAATTACACGCCAGTTAGTTCTGCCAATGTCAGGAATCTAGCAGCCACAGTGATTTTTGGCACGATGGGACCTGGCACATGGAATCTGTCGGCGGTGCCAACCAGTTCAACCACTCAGTGCCTGTGGTCAGTGGAATTCACAGTCACAGGCTTGAACACAACCAGTTGCAACAACGCTGGCTACTACTCAGGTCAACTGACCACCACGATCAACGGATTCAACGGTGTCACCTCGGGCATTCCCACTGGGCCGCAGAACGTGATCTTTGCAGTAGCACAAACAGGCACACTAACAGCTGGTGATCAGATCAATGTGTTTAGTGCAACCATTGAAAGACTGATTTAACAGTCAAATACCATAAGGATAATAATTTTGACTACCAGGAAATTAGATACTAAAGCCATAAGGCCCTTGTACGCCAATTATATAGGTAGGCGCGGCGAAATATTCTATGATTCAGACACAATTACACTGAGACTAAGTGACGGTGTTACACCCGGTGGTGTCAACATGCTTGGTGTACCAACCTATTCTACTAGATTAGTTAACACATCGACTTATGTTGCTACAGCAAGTGATTATTATATTGGTGTAAATTATGCTGGTCCTGTGTCAATAACATTGCCTACAGTTTCTGATGGAAACCAGCTAATAATCAAAGACGAAAGCGGTAATTGTGCTAATAACCCTATCACGCTTGTAGGAACAGTAGACAATAACACCAACGTACAACTTGCATTCAACAATGGCTCGCTGACTCTAATTTATAGATCGGGCTGGAGAATAATCTAATGACATATCTAATCAACAACACCTTAACTAATGCGCAGGTAAACAGTCATAATAGACTACGCATAACAGACTATCAAAGTCTATGGTTCAACACATTTCAGTTTAGCAAAGAAACAGACAACTGGGACGAAGCGACCGTTACCGGCGGATCAGCTACCTGGAACGGCGCCAACAGTGGTGTGGACATGGCCACAACTACAGCCAGTGGTGCTAGTATTATTAGACAGACTATACGAGTTATTCCTTACATTCCGGGTCGTCCTGCACAGCTTAATCAACAGATCAAGTTTGCTACTCAAACTGCCAACTTGACTCAGCGTGTTGGCTTGTTCGATGAAAATAACGGATTTTTCTTTGAACTAGTAGGCGCCAGCACATTCAATTTTGTAATTAGAACCAGCACCAGCGGCTCAATGCAAGAAACAAGGATAGCCAGATCCAGCTGGAACGGCGACAAGTTAGATGGCACAGGTGCCAGTGGTATCACTCTTGACTTAACTAAACAACAACTGATCAGTTTCGATTACGAATGGTATGGTGTCGGTGCTGTTACACTAGGGTTTATTATCAACGGTTCTATCATAAACTGTCATACTTATTATACTGCCAACATACAAACTACTGTTTGGTGTAGCACTCCTTTCCTTCCTATTAGATTAGAACTATTCAATACAGGTACAACTGCAAGTTCAAGCACAATGCGTCAAGGATCAAACAGCGTTACTTGTGACGGACCATTTAGCCCTAACATGGGTGCCAGCAACAGTTTCGCTAGTCCCAGTGCTGTCGCAATGAGCCTTGGTACATACGTTCCTGTGATTAGTATTAGACTACAAAGCTCAGCACTTAATGGTGTTCTAAAACCTACATATCTTACAGCAGGCGTAACTACTGCCGCAGGAGCAGTTGTAGTTGGTGGATATAGAATTATTAAAAATGGAACGCTAACAGGTCCTTCTTGGACTAATAGTGTAAACACAGGCAGTTTTGCACAAACTGATAGTGCCGCTACGGCTGTAACTGGTGGAACTGTTCTTAAGCAAGCAATCACAGCAGGAACAGCTGAAGACATTAGTAACATTGCTTTTCAATTAGGACGACAGAGTCTAGGCACTGTTAGTGAAACTTATACTATCGCTATCGCACAATTATCAACAGGTACACAATACGGTCAAGCTAGTATGCAGTGGATTGAAAGTAGATAATAAAAAAAGGACCCGAAGGTCCTTTTTGCTTTTATAGTATCAGCCTACTTAATAGCTATGCTAATGTATTACTTCTTTGTGGCGCCTGCGTTCACAAAGCTATACATTTTTTCTGCGGCTTCAAGGATCTTGTCCAATCCTGGAACATCTGGCATACTGACTGAACTGACAATTTCGCCAGTCTTTTCGTCTTTCTTAGCACTTACTTCCCAACCTGCATATTTGAATTTGTATTCTTCAACTACAGCTTCTTTGGCCAATGCTAGAATGTCTGCACGGATTTCATATCCGTTTTTGTTAAACTGTACTTGTGGAATTTTTGCGTGTTCTAAAGCCATTATTTTGCTCCTTTGGTAAAAGGATTCTTGTAGCTCTTAACTAGAGTTTCTGCAAGTGTTAGAGTTGTATCAACCCAACCTTGATATAACTTAGTTTGTGCTTCAATTAGATTTACTAATTCTTTTTGGATTGCTTCGTCTTTAACGAATGTTGTGACGATTGTTTTCTTACCAGATTGAATGGTATCGATTGCTTGATTAAACATATTTTTCTCCTTGTGTATGTTTGTGTGTTAGACAGCACTTTGCTGTCCATGTATTTATTATACAGACATTATTTCAGCATAGCAAATGGCTTGGCAAAACGCTTGCTTAGATAATCCATCACTGCAAAATTTCTGTCTGCAACTTCGCCTACATAGGTATACATGTTGGCTGTTGGCAATACTATTTCTGCTAGTGTTTCTCCCGATTCATTTTGCATAGTAATATTGTACTTGGCACACAAGTGTCTAATTCGACTGTTGGTACTCAAACATACCATACAGCCTTTAAGTATTCCATGTGTGCGGCAATACCGGATACAACGTCGGATAAGTCTATTACCCATGCCCTGTCCTTGATATTCTTCGAGTACAGAGAATGCCAATTCCATTTCGCCTTCAAGGGCAATATGCCCTACAGCAACGAACTCTAAATCTTGATTTTCTATAGCAAAGAGAACATGTTGGCTAGGATGGGCTTCAAACTTGTCACAAAGTGTGTCCACGACGTAGTCGCTAACTGGGTGGCCAAACCGTAGTACCTTAGATTCTGCGTCAAGACGCTTAAGGTGCGTACGATATTTGGTATACTCGTGTGGCAATACACGGCGAACCGTAGTGTACATTTGTTAAATCCAGTGTTGGCCTTTAAGTACGGCCTCAGCACGAGCTTGTTGTACAGCCTTGATAATTTCGTAAAAGTCTTTGATAAATTGTTTCATTGGTACACCAGTAGGTAAATTACTATGGCCACGATTGCCCACATGGCAAACTTTGGACCGTATTCTCGTTCGAGTTTTCTAATAGTTTCGGCCATATTACAGACCCCTTGCCCAATAGAAACTATTTCTAGTTGTTTCGTATTCTTTGGTTAGACGATCAACGTCTGCGGCATTTTGTGGCTTGTTTGATACGATATAATACTCTAATCCACTGCCGTAAGTTTGTGGTTTACTGAATGACTGCTCTAGGTTTTTGACCCAGTTCGATATGATTTTTAACATTTTGTGTTCCTTTTAAGTGTATGTGTAATATCAGTAGAAATATATCATGGTTTCTACTGAGTATTTAGCATATTAGTATAAACACTGAGATTTTTCAACCTATTTGATATAGTTTTAATGAGGCAGTATAATCAAATAAATAACACGAACAGAGAAACATAATGCGTAAAAGTACTCGTAGCATACTGCAAGAAATTAATGATATTGGTATCAGCAGAGATCCCGATCTAGTGATAGAAAGCAAGGGTAGCAATATCATCCAAAGCGCCATTAACCTATTAGACATGATTCGCGAGAACTATGACGTGGAAACCGCCGCCGAACTAGAACGTCGCTTTATCAACAGCATACGCAGTAACGATGTCACCAAATTCAAGCGTGGCATCAAACGCATACAAGAAAGCAAAGAGTAATTTTAGACCACGGAAAATAGCCCATTTGGGCAGATTTTTCCAAAACCGGCTAAATAATTATACAAAGGCCTTTTTATAAGGTCGCTTGCAGAGTGCAAGCAGTTGAGCAAATTCGAGGAGATTATAAAATGCCAACATATTCAGGTAATTTAGTTATACAAACAGGTTCAGACGGAACCACAGCAACAGGCGTAGCCGCTAACTATCGTCGCGCTATTGCTCCATTTTCAAACTTTGGAACACGTCAAATTGCTTTTTTCCAAGTTCAGTTGACAGGTACTAACTTGAACAACGGTTCAACAGGTGTTGACTATCCACAAAACGAGAATACACAAGGTCAAGAATACGCAATCAGCAACAGTGCAAGTGGCGTAGTTATTCCAGCCGCTCAAGTATATCCACCAAACAGCAACGTTTATGCCGCGCTAAACGGTGTTGCTCTTGCCGCAGAAATCGCATTGGTAGGTGGTGTAGTATTTGCTAACGCTAACGGTGCAACATCAACTGCTACAGCAACTTTCATCGTTGGTGCTTACATTGACACAGCCGCAAGTTCAAGTGCTGACATGCAAGTAGCTTACACAGCTAACGCTGCCGCACAAACTATTGCCGCTGGTGTTCTAAAAGCAGTTAGCTTGGGAACAGGCGCTGCCGTAACAGTATATCCAGTATACTTCAACGGTGGTTCATTAACAACAGTATCAACTAACTACTAATCTAGTTAATTTCCTGTTCGGGATGGGAAGCAAATCAGGACTCTTCGGAGTCCTTTTTTGTTGGGTTAAATATACGCATGGAATACAAACTTTATACTCTAGTGGATATCACACATACTCAACAGGCTCGGACCAATGAAGAACGTTGGAAAGAACAAAACTTCCAAACTGTGTTACAGACTCTGGGCATACGTGCCAATGTGGCATTTGTCAACAGTCCTGCTGTTGTAGAAACTTCGGGACGTTTAGTGGGTTTTGACACAGATGAAATACTGCATTTATGGCGATTTGATTTTAGTACAGATAGGGATGCCCTATATGAAAACTTGGATAGTCCTATAGGATTACTGTTTGATGACTTTCACCTTGTGCCCTACATCAGCGGACTGGGCGAACAAATGGATCAAAAATACGCTGTATTCAATACTAGAGATCCTGGCAAGAACATCACGTTCTTTAAGAAATAACACTAAGTTTAATTATTACACTTTATCAATAAATAAAGTTGTAGGCAAAATATCTATATACAGGCACATAATTTAACCAATCATACAATAGGCCCAGCTCGGAGCGAGCAATTGACTTATAACATTGGAGAGCCCTGAGATGGCCACAAAAGAAGTACAATCACAATTAGCTTTATTACCAGAACGTGTAGCTGTAGTAGAAGTTAAAATACATGCTATAGAAGAAAAAATTGACGACCTTAAAAGTGACGTCAAAGAAATGCACGACTGTTTGGATAATACACGCGATCTGTTAGATAAAAAACTGTGCGAAATGGCCGCAGAATCTACCAACCAGCACAACGATCTAGCTGGTAAAATCAAAGAATTACAAACTACCAAAGACAAGTGGGTCAAGTATGCACTAGCCGCAATGGCTTTTGCCGCAGGTGCTGGTTGGTTAAACACCATGAACTTGCCACATATATTAAAGTTCTTAGGCATATAATTCAGTTAAATACTGAATGAACTTCCAAGAACTTGTTGATCCTAATCCACATCATCACGAACTGAACCCAGTATTATGGGACGGCAATAGCCTGCGCCCTGAAGTCCGTGCCAAGCTGTTAAAGATAGCACACCACTTTGCACTATACTTGAACGTATCACGACTATACTTAAAAGATGTCACACTAAGCGGAAGCAGTGCAGGCTACAACTATAGCGAATATAGTGACATAGATCTACACCTAGTTGTCAATAAAACAGATGGCAATGATGAGCTGTTTACAGCTAAAAAGAATCTATACAACAATGAACACAATCTAGCTATCAAAAACATTCCTGTAGAACTGTATGTTCAGCCAGCAGATCAAAAGCATCATAGTGCAGGTATATACAGCGTGTTGGACGACAAGTGGATTACAGAGCCTGTACACGAAGAACCCACAACAGATCCCAAAGATATCAAGGCCAAGGCACGTAACTATGCCAGCAAGATAAATTCAGCCATGCGTAGCGGAGATATCGAGG